GTACCTGCTGATGTCGTCAGATACCTCGGTGTAAAACATTTTGAAGATCTTCGTAATCAAGCAAAAAGTGGCTTGCAATCTATGGAAGCTAATGGTAGAATTGGTGGTGAGCCTGTTCCTGTTGGTGGACCACAAGCTCCTACACCTTATATGGCTCAGGGTGGGGATCTTACACCAGATGAAATGGGAGAAATTATGCGTATGGCTCAAGGGGGTATGATTCCTTCTGACCCATATCAGCAACAACAAGCGCAATACACACAACCTGTTGTTCAGGGGCTACAAGCTGGTGGCTTTTCAAGTGAAGAGTTTATGACTACTCCAGGTCCATTTAGTGGTGGTAAGTATACTGGCGAGTTTAGTACTGAACAACCCGTAATAACAGCACCAACTGAAACTGCTGGTCAAACTCCTTCTACTTTGTATGGACCCAATGGTGAAGTAGTAACTTTTATGCTACCTTTAGAGCAAGAAAAATATAATAATTATATCCAACAAGGTTATTCCTCAAATCCTCCAGGGACACAAACTGTTGAGGCACCTCAAGTATTAAGGGGTAGTAGTGACAGTGATAAAATGAATGCAGATAAAAAACGTTTGCAGGATATGGTTGATGAACAAAATCAAGGCAGTCAACTTGCAATATCAGAAATGAATAAAGATGAATTACTAGATGCTTATAAAGGTGCTGAAGCAGCTAAGTATGTTTCTATGGGACTACTTACTGTAAATCCCCTTATAGGCGGTATAGCCAGACTATTTTCAGGTAACCAGAGCCAACAAATCCAAGAAAGATTAAAAAATGAATTTGGAGTAACTGAACTACCAGAGGTGGATTTTAGTAAGCAAGGGTTACTGGGTGGTTTTTTAAGTGGGGATAACATTTTTAATCAATTAGATAAAGCTATAGCTGGATTTTCTTTGCAAGGCACGGGTTCAACTTATAAACCTTTATATAAACCATCTAATGCAGGTCAGTATGGTAATAACTTACAACAAGCAACAGGAAGTTTTTTTGGTAGTGAACAAGAAGCTTACGACGCAGCGGTAAAAAGTGGTAACACTGCAGCAGCTAATCACTATGATGCTATAAATAGGCTGAGGGGTAAAAAGAATGACTATCACAATGCCACTAAAAATATGACTCCAGCACAAAAAACTGCTTATGGTAATAGTCTTGGGTTATCTGCAGCAGATATGGCTCAAGCAGATAGGGATCAAGGTTCTCAGTATAAACCTGCACCTGTTCCTAAAACTGCAGATCAAAAAGTACCTACTTCAACAGTAAGCCCAAGACCAAGCTATGCAAACCCTTCTCAAGATCCTTATAGAGAAAATAGAGACTCCGGACCATCAGGTACAGAAAGAGTTAAAGCAGAAACTAAAGCTGCCAGAGAAAGGGCGAGTACATCTGCTGCTGCAAAAGCAGGTAAGTCTGCACCTAAAAGAGCAGATGGTAAATACTCTGGTTCAGGAAGAGCAGAAGGCGGCTTGATGCTTAAGAAGAAAAAGAAAAAATAATAAGGCTACTCGGCTACGGCTGACCCCAACATAAGGAGAATAATATGCCTGAACTAGCAGAAATGGAAACACCAAAAACTGCAGGATTCGTTGATCGTGGATACAATCACGCAAAGCGTAAGCAACGAATGGAAGATGAAGCTAAGGAGATTGCAGAACTTGAAGCTGAAGCAAGGGGAGAAACCCCAGTAGATGCAGAAGAAGAAGTCGAAGAGGTTACTCAAGAAGCAGAGACCGATACAGAAGTTGAAGAAAAAACGTTATCTGCAGAAGAAAAGTCTTTTAAAAAACGCTACGGTGACCTAAGACGCCACATGCAGCAGAAAGAAAAAGAGTGGGATGCTAAACTAGAGAACCTAGAAAAAGCTTCTGCTAAAGCTGGCATTATCCCACCTAAGTCTGATGAAGATATTGAAGAGTGGGCTAAAGAGTATCCTGATGTAGCTGGTATTGTAGAAACAATTGCAGCTAAGAAAGCACAGGAGATGTTTGAAAAGGCTGATACTCGACTAAAAGAACTTGACGAAGCTCATGCAGAAGCTCATCGAGTTAAGTCTGAGAATGAAATACGTAAGTCACACTCAGACTTTGATGAGCTACGTGAGGCAGATGAGTTTCATGACTGGGCTGATGCACAACCTAAGTGGGTTAAAGATGCACTATATGAAAATGCAGATGATCCAGCTTCAGTAGTACGTGTCATTGATCTTTATAAGTCAGACAAAGGTCTTACTAAAGAAGCTAAGAAAGCAAGCAAGAAAGCAGCAGCATCACCTGTAGCCAAACGAGGTAAAACAGAAGTAGATGTAGCTGATTCTAGTAATACAATTCGAGAGTCAGAAGTTGCAAGAATGTCTGATAAAGAATTTGAAGAACGTGCAGACGAAATTAACAAGGCAATGCGCACTGGTAAATTTGTCTATGACGTGTCTGGTAATGCCAGATAAACTATTGACAAACAAAAAATCAATAGTATAACTAGGGACATAGAACAAAAGCCTCTCTATGACTACCTTTTGTTCTGGTCCAATTTCCACAAGTCTAAACTATAAAGAACCACCTGTTCAAGTACAGGCCCGTAAACTAACGGTTGGCCGACTGTTAAATTTACGCACCCTAGAAAATGTAACAGCCTCTTATTGGTATTAGCTTTGTAACGAAGCCAACTATCAGGAGGATTTATTATGGCTTTTTCAACAGCAGGGGGATACGGTAACTTACCTAACGGTAACTTCTCATCCGTAATCTACTCCAAAAAAGTACAACTTGCTTTCCGCAAGAGTACTGTATGTGGTGACATCACCAACTCTGATTATTTCGGAGAGATCAGTGCCCAAGGCGACACTGTAAAAATCATTAAAGAACCTGAGATTTCCGTAAGCTCATATGCTCGTGGTACTAACATCTCAGCACAAGATCTTGACGATGAAGATTTCTCATTGGTTGTAGACAAAGCTAACTACTTTGCCTTTAAAATCGATGATATCGAAGAAGCTCATTCACATGTGAACTTCATGGATCTTGCAACCAACCGTGCAGCTTATCGTTTGGCTGACCAGCATGACCAAGAAGTTCTTGGCTACTTGGCTGGCTACAAGCAATCAGCTTTGCATGCAGATGCCGATACAGTAAACTCTACTGTAAATGGCACTAAAGCAGTAGCCACTGCTGGTTCAGATGAATTGCTTTCAAGCATGAAACTGAAAAAAGGTGACTTTGGTAACATCACAACAGGCTCTGCAGGAGATCATTCGATCCCAGTTGCAGCACGTTTGCCTGGTGCCACAGCCCTTCCAACTGCTACAGCTTCACCAGCAATGGTTGTTGCTCGTATGGCTCGCCTCTTGGATCAACAGCAAGTTGATACTCAAGGACGCTGGCTGGTTGTTGACCCAGTATTTATGGAAGTACTTCGTGACGAGGATTCACGCCTCTTCAACGCAGACTTCGGTGAATCAGGTGGACTACGCAATGGTCTGGTCTTGAATAACTTCCACGGTTTCCGTGTATATACTTCAAGCAACCTGCCTTCAGTTGGTACTGGTTCAGGTACTACAGGTACTGCAAACCAAAACACTAACTACGGTGTTATCGTAGCTGGTCATGATTCTGCTGTCGCAACTGCGGAGCAAATCAACAAGACTGAAACTTATCGTGACCCTGACAGCTTTGCTGACATTGTTCGTGGTATGCATCTATACGGCCGCAAGATCCTTCGTCCAGAAGCTCTTGTCAACGCCAAATACAACTTGGCATAAGGGAGGACTAAACAATGGCTTTACAATCTCCAGTTCGTATTGAGACTGCCGTGATTGCTCACGGTAGTCTTACAACTAGCTCAACTCACGAAATCGGTGTAGTTCCAAACAATTGTGTGGTTCTTGCTGCTGGTTCTGAGTGTACTGCTGCAGCCACTGTTGGTGGTGCTAACGCAGTAAGCTACGGTGTAACAGGTGGTGACGTTGACATGCTTGGTACTGCTGATATTAATGGTGCTAAAACATTAGGTGCCACTACTACTACAGTAAACGGCATCACAAATGTCACAACTGCTGACACGACCATTACTGCATTACTTGCAGGTTCAAATGCTCCATCAGCAGGTTCTTTCCAGTTCTTTGTAGTATATGCCCCAATGGGTGCTACTAAAGCTGCTGCGGAAGTAGACCGTGATACGCTTGCATAAGTGAACTAACCTTAGGGGCTGCTTTCGAGTGGCCCCTTTAGGCTATCTTAAGGGAACACAATGGCATATAATTACTTAGGTCTTACAAACGAAGTTCTAGCTAGATTTAATGAGGTAGCTTTAACTGAAGCTGGCTTTACATCTTCTCGTGGATTTCAAACCCAATGTAAGAATGCAGTAAACGATGCTATTAACTATATTAATACTCGTGAATTTAGTTGGCCTTACAATCATGCCACACAAACAGAAACACTTGTAGCTGGAACAACACGTTACACTATACCTGCTACATCTAAACATGTAGACTACGACACCTTTAGAGTTGTAGAAGATACTTCTTTAGGTGCTCAAGGTAGGTCACTAACTGTTTTAGACTATAAAGATTATTTAAATAAACACATCGAACAAGAAGACAGAGCTGATATGGGTAGTGTACCTACTCACGTATTTAGAACCCCAGATAATAATTTTGGTTTATACCCTTACCCAGATAAAGCATACTCTATAAAATTTGAATACTATGTATATACAACTGCACTATCTGCAGCAACAGATGCTCCTACAATACCTGAACAATATCGTCAAGTTATTGTAGATGGAGCCACAGCTTTTGGTTATCAGTACCGTGGTGAAGGTGGTGAGTATCAGTTAAACTTTGCTCGTTTTGAACAAGGCATTAAAAGTATGCAAAGCTTACTTAGTAACAGAACAAACTACTTACGTTCTACAGTAGTAACAAGAACACCTATTGGAAGATTTGTAGCATAGATGGCAGATGAATCAGGCTTAAACCCTTTTGTTTTTCCATTGCAGGGTGGTCTAGTTCTTGACCGTTCTACCTTTGCTATGGAACCAGGGATGGCATTAGAGTTAGAAAACTTTGAGCCTGACACTGGAGGTGGCTACAGACGAATAAATGGTTATGAAAAGTGGAATACTAATATAGTTCCACAGACAGCTAGTTCTACAGAACCTGTACTAATGTCTGCATACTTCGCAGGTAACAGTAAAGTAATTGCTGCTAGAGGTACAAGTATTTATGAAGCAGCTAGTGGTAGTGGTTCTTGGACAAGCATTGATAGCGGTAGAACTAATGCCATACGTTATTCTTTTGACAGATATAACTTAGCTGGTTCAGAAGTTATTGTGTGGGCTGATGGTGCTAATAACGCTACTAAGTACGATGGTACAACAGTAACAGATCTTAATGCTACAGGTGCACCAGCTAATCCTAAGTTTGTAAAACATTTTAAAAATGCTTTGTTCTTTGCAGGTATGTCAGCCTCACCAGAAGAAGTTGTATTTACTGCTCCTTATACAGATAGTGATTTTAGTGCAGCTAATGGTGCAGGTTCAGTACGAGTAGATAGTAAGATAACTGCACTCTTTCCATTCCGTGACGAGCTTTATATTTTTGCAGAAGAACGTATTTATAAACTTGTAGGTAATACTATTGCAGACTTTGTGATGCAACCTGTAACAAGAGATATTGGTTGTCTTAATGGCTTTACTGTACAAGAACTTGCTGGTGAAATAATCTTCTTAGGTAGAGATGGTTTAAGGACTGTTGCTGGTACAGCTAAAATTAATGACGTTGAGCTTGGTACAATTAGCAGACCCGTCCAAGAGTTGTTTGAGGGTGAAACTGATGTCGATGATTTTAATAGTTTAGTTATACCAGATAAAACTCAGTATCGTATTTTCTTTTCTAAACCTAGCAGCCAAACACAAGCACAGACATCTGGTGTTATTGCAGTAAGAAAAGCTCAAGGTTATGAGTTCGCTAAACTAAAAGGTATTCAACCTGCAAGTGCAGATTCAGTAAGTGTTCAAGGGGATACTTTTGTATTACACGGTGGGTACGATGGTTACATCTATCGACAAGAAAAAACAAATAAGTTTGACGGTACAAATGTTATAGGACGTTACCGTAGTCCTGACCTTACTGCAGGTGATGCAGGTATACGTAAAGCATTTCAAAGAGTTATTATTAACTACTCGCCAACGGGGACAGTAAACTCTGATTTGTTTTTAAGGTACGATTACGAGTCACCTGATGCCCCTCGTCCAGCAGCTTATCCTTTTGATTCAACAAAGGTTGTTGCTATTTATGGTACAGGTACTTATGGAACTGCTACGTATGGTGGTCAATCTAATCCATTAGTAAGACAACCAGTAGAAGGATCAGGTTTTGCTGTAGCACTTCGTGTGGTTGATAACGGAGAATCCTCACCATACTCACTAAAGGGTTTCCAGCTAGAATTTGATGTAGGAGCAAGAAGGTAAATGGCAGGTTATACAAGACAGTCTACATATACAGACGGTGATATTATTCAGGCAGCAGACTCTAATGACGAGTTTGACCAGTTACTTGCTGCTTTTCATAATGCTACAGGACACAAACACAATGGTACTGCAGGTGAAGGTCCAGTAATTGGACTTATTGGTGATCCAGGTGTTGTTACTCCACTAAACAAAGTTGTTGTTAGTGATACTAATAATAGAGTTGGTGTCTTTGTAGATGTATCAAGCTCATCAGTAGAGCAGTTTAGATTTCAAGATGGTGTTATTGTCCCTGTAACTAACAACGACATTGACCTTGGTACTACATCACTTCGTTTTAAAAATGGTTACTTTGCAGGTAACCTTGATGTAGCTGGTAACATTACTCTTGGTGGTGATATTACTCTAGGTGATTCCGACACAGACAATATTGTAATCGGAGCAGAGATTAATAGCCATGTTATTCCTAACACAGATGATACTTTTGACCTTGGCAGTGCAACAAAACAGTGGCGTAATCTTTATATTGATGGCACTGCTAATATTGACTCTCTGGTAGCTGATACTGCAGACATCAATGGTGGTACTATTGATGGTGCTACTATTGCTACCTCAGACATTACAGTAGGCTCAGGTAAAACACTTGATGTGTCTGCGGGCACACTTACACTAGCTAATAATCAAATCTCTGGTGATAAAGTTGAAGGTGGTACAATTGCTTCTATCACACTTACTTCAGCAGACATCAACGGTGGTACACTAGACGGTGTAACTATTGGTGGCTCTAGTGCAGGTGATATTACTTTTGCTAACCTGTCGGATGGTACAATCACTGTTACAGCATTTGTTGATGAAGATAATATGTCTTCTGACTCTGCTACCCTTATCCCCACACAGCAATCAGTTAAAGCTTACGTAGATGCACAAATAACTGCACAAGACCTTGACTTCCAAGGTGATGGTGGTGGTGCATTAAGTATTGATTTAGATAGTGAAACCTTGACAATTGCAGGTGGAACTGGTATAACTACCACTGGTTCTGGTAACACAGTAACAGCAGCTATTGATTCTACTGTAGCTACACTTACTGGCACTCAGACTATTACAAACAAGACTATTGATGTAGATAATAATACTATATCTAATATTGAAGTAGATAACTTTAAAGCTTCTGCTATTGTAACTGAGTCAGAAGGTATTGGTTCAAGTGATAATGACACTTCATTACCTACCAGTGCTGCAGTAAAAGATTATGTAGATACAGCAATTACTGCAGAAGATCTTGACATCACTACAGATTCTGGTACAATAGCTATTGATTTAGATAGCGAGACACTTACTGTAGCTGGTGGTACAGGTCTAGCTTCAAGTGCTACAAGCAATACAGTAACTTTAGCAATTGATAATACAGTAACTACACTTACTGGAACACAGACGCTAACCAATAAGACTTTGACATCACCTACAATAAACGGCGGTTCTCTTGACAGTGCTGTAACTGGTGCTACTCAAAGCTCTGGTACTAACAACACAACAATCGCTACTACAGCTTTTGCAACTACGGTAGCTGTAGACGAAGCGACAGCATTAGCCATCGCATTAGGATAGGAAAAGAAAATGGCAAATACATTTAAGGTCATAACTAAGGCAGGGGTTACATCAGAAGATGTTATCTATACTGTTGCAGGTTCTACCACTGCAGTAATCCTTGGGTTAGTTTTAGGCAACACTACAGGCTCACAGATTACTGGTACAGTTACACTATCAAGTGATACAGCTAACAGGGCTGGTGCTAACAATGAAGCAAACCAAGATGTAGAACTTGTAACTAACGCAGCCATACCTGCTGGATCATCACTCTCTGTATTAGATGGTAAAGTGGTTATGGAAGCAACAGACGTAATTAAAGTAACAGGATCTGGTGCAACAGATGTTATTATCAGTGTAATGGAGCAAACCTAATGGCAGGATATATCGGTTCTAAGGCGGTCAACCTCAGTACCACTGGGGCTGATATTAATGGTAATGCCAATATAGATGGTGATCTTTCCTTTCGTGATAACGACAAAGCCATCTTCGGCGCTGGGTCTGACCTACAGATTTATCATGATGGGTCTAATAGTTATATTGATGAACAAGGTACGGGTAATCTTAATGTAAGAGGCACAAACTTAGTCCTTGGTAATGCGTCTGGAAGTAATAGCTATTTAGCCGCTAATGATGGAGGAGGTGTTTATTTATATCACGCAGGGCAGAATAAAATAGAAACCACCAGCACAGGTGTAGCAATCACAGGTAATATAGCTAATTCTTCTGGCGATCTTACCCTTGATGTAGTTGGTGATATTGTCCTTGATGCTGATGGTGGAGATATACGCCTGTCAGATGCGGGTACTCAGTTTGGTAAATTAAGCAACAGTAGCACTGACCTTGTTATTGAATCCTTAGTTTCTGATAGAGATATGGTATTCAAAGGCAATGATGGTGGCTCAACCATCACAGCCTTAACCCTTGATATGTCTCAAGCGGGTAGAGCAACTTTTAACGAAGGCATCGTTCTAAAGGCATCAACAGGTGGTGATTTTGGCGTAAACATTAATACTGCATCTGGCGACTCAATGAAGTTGCAAGTTGTTGATACAGGTTCAGCAGGTGCAGCCAATGGAGTAATTACTGTTACTGATGGTGATTTAATTTTAAGTCCATCAGCTAATGTTGGAATTGGCACGACTTCGCCTAGTGCAAATCTTGAGATTGCTCAAAGTGGCAATAACGTAGGGCTTTTAGTTGCTGGCGGTGGTTACAACTACACAGCTAAGTTTGAGAGTTCAGACGCAGAAGCAAACATTATTATTGAAGATAGCAACAGCACTAATGACGGTAATATGATTGGGGTTGCTACCAATGATATGTACTTTATTACGAACGCCTCAGAACGCATGCGCATCGACAGCAGCGGTAATGTTGGAATTGGCACAATTTCAATAGCGGGTCACAGCAATCATACTAATTTATTCTTAGGTGGTACTGGGGCTATACATGTTGAAAAAGCTGCTATTGTGGATGCATCACTACACTTTAGCCAAAACGCTCATGTAGATACTGATGGCTCATGGGAGTATAGAATTACAGACGAAGCCACTAACTATTATCAAAACGCTGGCACCCATGTTTGGCGTTATGCTGCATCAGGCACTGCGGGTAACGACATCTCTTGGTCAGAAGCCATGCGCATCGATACCAGCGGTAACTTGCTGGTGGGTAAGACGAGTACTTCTACAACAGTCGCTGGAATTGTATTAAACGATGATGGCAGATTATACGCTACAGGTGAAGGTGGGTCAGGGCATGAAGCCGCTAGGTTTACCAGACTTACCAATGATGGAGACATTATTAAGTTTTACAAAGACAGCACCACTGTGGGGAGTATTGGCAGCAATAGCGGTTATTTATATATAGGTAGTCCTCAAGGTAATGATGCTTTTTTATTGTTTGGGGCTGATATTGTTAGCCCAGCAACATCTACTGGTGCAAATAGAGATAATGCTATTGACCTCGGCCATTCTAGTGCCAGATTTGATGACATCTACGCCACCAACGGCACAATACAAACATCTGACCGCAACGAAAAGCAAGACATTGCAGAGCTATCTGACGCAGAGCAACGTGTTGCTGTAGCAGCCAAAGGTTTGCTGCGTAAGTTCCGCTGGAAAGATGCAGTAGCTGAGAAGGGTGATGAAGCCAGAACCCACTTTGGTATCATTGCACAGGATCTACAAGCAGCATTTGCGGCTGAAGGATTAGACGCTGGTGACTATGCCATGTTTATTTCAAGCACTTGGACTGACGAAGAAACTGGCGAAGAAAGAACTAGAATGGGCGTAAGATACAGTGAACTCTTAGCGTTCATCATAGGAGCATTATAATGGCTGGATATATAGGCACAACTCCTGTACCACAGGCTACACAACACAGAGAATCATTTACAGCTACTGGTGGACAAACCAGCTTTGCTACTGCAGGATACACACCACAGTTCATAGACGTATATCTTAACGGAGTTAAACTAGCACCAGCAGATTATACAGCTACTAATGGTAGTGATGTAGTCTTAGCATCTGGTGCTACAGC